CGATTAATAATTTATTTTAGTTTTATTGTAGCGTAAAGAAAAAACCCCACCAATATTTGATGAGGTTTCTTTATGACCGATTTAATACTATTAGGAAATAGTAGATGTATCAAGTGGTGAGTTGACGATTAGCTCAACTATAGGAATTAAATCTACATCGTATGTAGCAGCCCAGTTGCTTGAGTTCATCAAAGCAGCGTTTGTTGGGTTGTCTGTAGCAGCACTCCACTTAGTACCCATGATGTGATAAGCACTATGGTAGTCAACAGACATAACATCTTGCTTAGATAAGATGTTTCTATCTGATTCAATACCTAGAGGAGACTGTTCGCCTTCAAGAATTGTTCCTGACTTGATTAAGTAGCAACGGAACTCTTTTTGATGACCAGATGCACCTGGAGCAGATGTATTAACTTGAGAGTCAATAACAACATTCATGCCAGCGAACTGACCGATTGATCTGTCAGTAACACCAACACCACCGCCACCCCATTGGATAGCACCGCCAGAAGTTAGAGAATCACTAGAGAATGTCAACATACCAACCTGATATAGGTAGTAAGCAACAGATGGATGAATTACTAGAGTATCTAGTTCTTCGCCTCTTTCTCCGAGAAGTGATCTTGCTCTTGCTGCTGTAGCTGCTGTTAGGAAGTTGTCAGCATCCGCACCAGTGCCAGCTTTTGCAATATCAAGATGGTTAGCACCTAAAGCACCAGAACCAGCAGCAAATAGTCCGTTTAATAAACTGAATAGTCTTGCAGAGTTTAGTTTGTTGATAGCATCTGCGATTTGGTTTCTGATGTGACCCATCGGATCTTCACCAGCAGCCAATACAGCTACATCATCAACAGCGTATGCAAAACCTCTATGACAGATAGTTGCGATCT